CATCTTCTATGTGCTGCCCGTTAAGAATTATTGAATTTTTACTGTGAGATTTGCCTAGAAACATAGCTATACTCTCCCATTTCTTCTATCAGTTCTTATATGAATTTTTTCTAATTCCTTTGATATCGGTGTGGCAACAGCTCTAGCTAACTCTTTATCCGAAACATTAAATGACATTCCCTCCATAGCCGTCGCCATACTCTCTGCCATCATCGGTACCATTTGCATTAATGTTGCTGATAGCGATTGAGCTATTTCAGATTTCATACCATCTAGATTATTCCAAAGCTTTTCTAGAGGAACTACCGCTTCTGCGCCCGCTTCACCAACACCAATTACACTTGCGGAATTGAAAATACCACCAGTTTTATACCATTTAACGTCAAACTTAGGTAAGCTTCCTTTTCCTCCAATACCGAACGGAGGACTACCTCCATGTACAGATAGATGTGGTAGTTTAATGTTGAGCTTCAGTTTAATTGCGTTAAATATACTTTTAATTTTGCTAATTATATCTTTTACTGTTGCGTATGCTGTCATAATTGGACTTACTATGGCGCTCTTAACAGCGTTCCATATTTTAACAGCGTCTGCCTTAATCGCATTCCATTCTTGCGCCGCACGCGCCTTTACTTGCGCCCAATGAGTATATAAAGCTACACCTGCAGCTATTACACCTGCTATTACTCCCACTATAGCTAGCATTGGTAGTGTTATTGCTCCAATTACAGGTATCAACACACCTATTGCTGTTGCAATTGATCCTATCATAACAAGCAGAGGCCCACCTATAGCAAGCACAGCAGTAATTCCAATTGCTATTTTTGCCATCACTGGATGCCCTTCAAGGAAGCTTATCAAAGACTGTATCTTTGGAAGAATATTAGCACTAATCCACGCAGCTAGTTGTCCAAGTGCCGGGAGTAATGTTGCGCCTAATTGAGCTGACATGCCAGCAATTTGATTGCGTGCTTGTGCAAGTTGCCCTGATGGTGTTTCCGCCATCTTTTGGTTCATGTTTCCAACATTTTGAGAAATGACCTGTGCAAGCATTGCGGCTTTTTCCTCTTCATTTCCATACTTCAGCACCTGTTCTTGCGCTTTATCAAAAGATACACCAGCACGTCTAAGTGCACCGACTTGTCCTGAATAAACTTTACCGAACATATTTGCAGTATTTATCATGTCTTCTTGAGTTACATTAGTTCCATGCATCTGTACCGCTAAATCGTTCATAGCTGGTGTTAGTTTCTTTAACGCTTCTGTGCTGTGCAAGTATGTTGCTAGTTGCTGCGCGCCTGAACGCTGAGCAGTTTTGCCAACAACACCAGTCTTTGCCTCCGCATCAATTACTTTATTTATTTCGCCAACTTGTTTCTTGCTAGCACCCATCATAGACTTCATAACTTCCTCGAGTTTTGTCTGTGACTGCTGAGCTTTCATAGCAGCTGAAGTAAACTTAGAACCTAACGCAATTAATCCAGCGCCTGCTATTGTTGCATTGCGCCCAATATGCGTTAGTGTGCTTCCAAATTTCTTAAATTCTACACTTGCATGCATAAGTGATGGCGATTTAACCTTCCTAAGTTCTCTGTTGAATGTCTTTAGCTTTGACTCAGTTTCTATGATTTCTCGTCTCAAGCTTTGATATTCTGCAGACGTCTTATCAACACCTTTTGCGTCGAGCTGTTTTTGCGCACTTTTCAGTTCACTTAGTGCTTGCTCTGTTGACTTGATTTTCTGTTTCAGCAAAGACTGTTTTTGAGCAATTAATTCTGTGTTACCGGGATTAAATTTTAATGCTTGATTCACTTTTTTAAGTTCTGAATCTATACTTCTAGATTCATTCTTAATTGTACGCATTGCCTTGCCTAGCTTCGTAGTCTCTCCCCGAAATTCAATTGTTATTCCTTTGATGTTTCCTGCCATTTCTTCTCCTATCCTAGGAATTTATCCCAATCGGTCTGACTTGCTCTTCGACTACTAGCACCGCTTTTAGCAGATCCAGAATCCGCACTATGAAGTTCATTCCATGTTTGGCAGAAATCTACAATCTGCCCTAACTCCATACGTCTAGCATCTTCTAACGTTAGCCCTCTGTCGATACAGGCAATGAGGATGTCATTGAAGGTATAGCCTCCTTGATATTCTTCACTGCTTTCTTTATCTTCAGAAGGCTCTTCGCGTTTTTTGGGCTTACGCAAGAACTAACAATTAATTCAAATACAGGCGCAAGGATCTTATCCAGTTCAATACGTTCAAATTGGTTAATCCATTCAACATGACCCTTAATTTCAGAATTGCTATTCTTTGCAAGTGCCCAAATGATATTGAGTACAGTTGTTGTTTCTAGCCCGTATAATGTATCCAACGCATCTTCAATCACTTCTCCGTTGATATGTGCTAATATGTTGCCACTATCATCTCCATCGTCGATTGCTTTTGCTACAGTCCCTAGTAGCGCCTCTAACAACGGCATTAGATCGGGCAGTATATCATGACCGAATTCTTCTCTATAAATAAAGAGCCAGCCGAGTGAACTGTTAAGTTC